TTTCTTCTTCTGTAGTTGCACCTAATTTTGCAACACTAAGTTTATCACCAGGCAAATAGTATGATCCAGAATTAGATAATACAGTAGATGATGCTTCTGCAATACCAACTACCTTAATTATTACCTCATTTTCTAAACCTTTATTAGCATATAGTAAAATATCAGACCCAACTAAAGTACCAGAATCCCAGTCTTCAATTACACCATTTTTTGATCTTGTGCATTCTAAGAACTGGTTCAGTGTCTTTTCTTTATATTGTACATATTCTTGCCCCTCTTCAATAGTACCTAGTATAACAGTACCATTACGTTCTGGCCATCCAAGAGTGGAATCGACTGTGATGATATTTGACGTTTCTGTTAATGCTTCAACTAGTCTTGTCTTGTATGGGATTATAAAACTACCAACCTTTGTTTCCTCAGAGATAGAGATTTCATAAATTTGACTATTTCCAACATAAATTGAAATAACGTTTTCTACAAGTGCTGATGCAAATTTAACATTTTGATCAACATCATCTTCATATTGATAAATTACTGAGTTGACTAAATTACCAGGATCACCACTGATTAATGTGGCACGTAAGATAGTATCAACTGCCCAAGTTGCATTAGATGGTTTGAATACTTCATCTTTTGGATAACTAATATCAATATCTTGAGCATAAAGAATTTTAAATAAGTACTCAAGAGCATTTTTCGTTCCCTTAGATAAGTAGAAATCTTTAATGCTCTTAACTACTTGTGATGCATTGACTTTAGTGTAATCTACACTAAAATCTGGGAGATATTGATCCACAAATCTATTAAAGATCTGTAGTAGGAATAATGAATCTAAGTTCACAACTTTAGATCCTAGAGTATGTTGCCTTGCTCTAGATTTCATTTCATTTGTGAATATTTGTTCACCATTACTATCATAATTAATTACGTTACTTACACCTCTACTTACACCAATAAATGCTGCTGGAGTATAGTTATCACCTTGTGTTAAAATTTCAAATCCTGTTACCTCACCAATTCCAATATCAGATGATGCTCTTGCTTCTGGTGGTGGTGCAATGAAAACAGTAGGTGGTTCATCTGCAGAGTAACCAGTACCAAATGCAGTGATATTGATATCAGTGATTGATCCGTTAAATACTGTTGCAGTTGCTTTTGCACCAGTTCCACCATATGGAATTCCATTAATATCTCTTCTATTATCTACAATGTAAACAGATGGGGGATCAATATACCCACTTCCACCAGTTAGAAGTTCGATATTAATAACACTTCCGTTAGATACATTAACATCTAAAATTTGTGCTCCAACAGGATCAATAATTTGTACTCTTGGTTCAAATGTATACCCATTACCTCTGGTCAATACAATGAATCCAGATACTTGTCCATCAGTTAAAACTGCTTGAAGAATTGCTCTATTACTTCCTTCTGCTGTTGGGGAATCGACATAAATTAGTGGAGGTGTTGAGTATCCATTACCACCATGGAGAATCTCTAAACTTCCAGGAATGATCTTACCATCAGCATCGATTAATGCCTTACGTGAGATTTTAGCACCACCTGGGTTTACAAATTTAACTTTAGGTGGTGTTAGATAACCAGATCCACTATTTAATACTCTAACCTGGGTAACACTTCCAGTTGCATCATCTACAATTGCTTGTGCCACTGGAATAGAACCACCAGCTGGTGGTTCTGTAAAGGTAACTAATGGTGGATTTGTGGAAGTATAACCAGAACCACCACTTAATAAGTTTAAATTCTTGATTCCATTAATTAGTGTGATTGCTGATGCATTCTGACCATTTTGGGAATCAATTGTTACTTTTGGTACAAAGTTTGTTTGATACCCAGATCCAGTATTTTTGACTAAAATATTAACTAATTTTCCATCGACTACTTCAGAAATTGCAGAAGCACCTTTACCAACTTCTTTTGCAGTATACTCAATAGATCTAATTAATACTTTAGAACTAGGTGATGGTTGGACAATTAGTTGAATTTCACTATTTGATGTAAACACATAGTCTTCATATGGTGTCAATAAAACATCATCTAATGTTACAACACAAAGAATTTCAGATTTTAATGCATAGTGAGAATTGTTTAATAGTGCTGGATATACCTTCTTATTTTGTACACATACAATTTCATCTAAAGTTTGGATAGTATTCTGTGCGAATCCAAGAAGATACTTAATGTATGTTTGCCCTTCACCATCATCGGATGTCTTTGGTCTTGGTGCATCAGTAAGTACAATATCTGTATTGTCAATATTATAATCAATTCCAGGTTTTAGAATCTTACCATATAGTGAAACAATTAAATGATCATTGCTAATCGGACTTACTGGAATACCAGCAACCCTTAATGGATAAGTATTTCCCATTGCTGGAGGATTCCCAGCAGGAACTAATAGTGGGAGAATTGATTCTAAAACTTGATATCTAGAATCAAATTCAGATTGACTGATACCAGGTGTTAAAACAATAGATGGTGATTTTGAAACAGTCTCATAGTAAAATACTTCATTATCAACTAAGAATGATCCATCAACTTCATTAAATCCAGTAACATCCTCAACCTCAATGATATCATCATAATATCCAACATTATTGAGGAGAGTTGTTGACTCTGTTAGACTAATAGAATTGTATTGATTTACATCAAAGTAATTTAATAAGTTATTAGCAATGTCGTATGGACGACCTGTTTTCTCCTGAGATTTGTAGTATTCTTGGAGTAGTGTGTAAAAGATTTCATTTTCCTCTTGGATAAAAAGAGGTTGCTGTTCCTTAACTCTATCGGATACTTTGATGTTCATATCTAAACGGTCTTCTTATTACTGTACTAGAAACATGATGTGATGCTTGGATCATCAATATCTGGGAATCCTGTTAGGATTTCACCTAGATTTAAATCATTAATGGAACCTAGTGCTCCAGGTGATAATGTAAATGGATCAAACGTTCCTGCACTATTGATTGTTACTGTGATGTCCTGGGGAACAATAGTTGGAATTGAAATATCCAATAGTGTTCCTGGTGGTGGAGTAACAATTGGTGATGTAGGTAGAACTGTAATATTTATAGTGTCTGCAATGCTTGTTGTACCAGTACCAGATGCACTTACTACACCACCAATAGTTAATGGACCAAAACAAACAATTCCTTTTTTGTAATCTACAGTTCCAATAGAATCTTTAAGAATAATTGTTTTTGAGTTGATAGTTGTAATTAATTGAATGGTTCCTTTACCGTCATCTCTCAATCTTACTGGAACTTTCACTTGATCACTGTTACTTACGAAAATACCAGCATCTAGTTGATCTGAATAATTTAGATTAATTAATCTCTCAGTAATACCTTCAACATAAAATTCATTACTAATGATTGCATTAAATAAAGCTTTACATGATATATCTGAGTTTCCATTAGCACTACCATTACCAACATAACTGTTAGGATTTACAATAGGTTGACCAAAATATAAACAAGTTTGATTATTTTCACCAATTGTTGGTGAATATTTCTTTGTCAATGAAACTTGTGTTACATTACCTTTAATTGATGGATCTGCAGTATCGATTAAGCATGATAGTTTTGAATAATCAATTCTATTACCAAACTTGTTTAAATTTGATTGATCATTATATTGACTAATCATACCAGTAACTTTACCAATCAGGTCTGTATTGCTGATTGTAGTTAGATTTGGATCATAGTAAACAAATGTTTTAATATTCATTGTCATTTCATCTGCAGCAACAATCACAGGTTCAATTGATGCCATGGCATACTCTTTTAAATTCTTGACGATACTCTTTTTAGTTGCTTCATTCAACTGAGTTCCTGATTTGGTCTTAATTGCTACATATACCTTACCGTAGATAGGTGGTGTTAGTGTTTCACCTCCATATGCCTTTACTGCCACTGCAGAGGGATATACCATCTGAGTGATGGTTTCATAGTCTTGCTCTGTAACTGCTCTGTACTGAGCACTGTAGATCCTTGGAGCACGATATTTGATAGTGGTGATATCTTCCCTATCTACAGCATCTCTAGATCCTTGAATTGTGTTAATTCTGATTCTTGATGGATCAACTGATCTGTTGTTGGAATCTTGAATGTCTGAGATGCAGTAAAACAGTTTACATCCATTACCAGTAATACCTCTAGTCTTAACGTATGTGATGGTTATGTACTCACCATTAATTAATTTTCTACCAATGATTCCA